GAAGTCATTGTTTACACGTCAGAAAACGACGAAGACGTAGCTCGATACGACGCTTTTATCCGTGAACATATTGATCATATTTACGCCGTAATAGGAAAGCCGAACTACGACGGGTCTTGGATGAAGGAGAAGTACATTCCCGTTTGGAATGATCCTGAAGACCTTGAACGTCTTTCCTGGCTTTGCCAAAGGTATGGGCGTGTAGCCATTAGCGACAAAGCGGTTACTGGCAAAACTGTAACCCGAATTCGAAATGCTATGTCCCGGTGGAACGCCAAATTGGTAGCTTTGTCTTCCAAACCAGAGACTTTAGAAACCATTGAGTGGGATTCCGCTCTAGTCGGCTCCTGGACTAGTGCAGTCCGGTATGGTGAAACCCAGATTTGGGATGGTCATGGGTTGCGTCGATACCCCGCCCAGCAAAAGGAATCTTCCCGCAAAAAGCACAGGGGAGACATCATCCGGCTAGGTATTGACATCAAGGCCATTGACGAGGATGATAATTCCGAGGTCGCACGTATGGCAATCCTGTCTTGGAAAGCATGGGAGTCTAAGAATTTTGGGGACTATGACCCTCCGACTGATGACAATAACGAGTTTTTGGGTCTATCAGAAATTAATTCAAATAGTAATTATATCGACTCAACACCAAATGTTCCAAATGTGGTTTCTGAAGGTACAAGTATTGATATATGTACCCCGACAAAACGGCACGAAAATGAGAAAGTATTGCTACCAGTGATGGGGGTCGAGTACGTTACCCCACAACTTGCTGAAAACCTAATGGAATCAGGGGAAAGTGAGGAACTTGGCGTTGAAAAAACACCCACAATTCGGTACGAATCTAACCTTTTAAGACAATGTAATAGTTGCTATTTGAGCTCTCGATGTCCCATATTCAAAGAAAATTCAGAATGCGGTTTTAAGCTGCCTGTCGAGATCCGCACAAAAGACCAACTTCAGTCAGCCCTACGGGCGATGGTAGAGATGCAGGTAAGCCGCGTGTTGTTTGCCCGATTTGCCGAGGAACTGGAGGGACAAGGCCTTGACCCAAACTTGTCAAATGAGCTAGAACGGGTATTTTCACTAGTCGAAAAGTTTAGGGACATCAGCGATAACCGAGACATGGTCAGGCTGGAAGTCGAGGCTCGCGGATCTTCCGGAGTGCTTTCTCGCATCTTTGGTGCTCAGGTTGGGGAAGCAACCAGACAGCTCCCCAACGGTGGCTATGACCGGGGCCAAACTGATCGCTTATACACCGACGTTTTAGATCTTGAGGAGGGTGCTTGACAAAGTGTGCTTTCTAATGCTAAATTAGTAATAGTAATTATTAGAAAGCGAGGTCAGTATGGCGGTGGACATGGCAATTGCTTATGAACACGCCGTAATCAGAGACTTACAACTTTCCTTGGAATACGCCCACACTGATAAACGTGAACTTAAGGAAACTGTAGATGCTTTGATTGCTAAACTTGCCAATGCAGAAAAAGTTATTAAAGCGGCAAATGGCTATTGTAAGGCTATGGAAGACAATGTCGATGACGCTTCCGGCCACCTAGCAGAGCTGCTTCGAGCCTTAATGGAATGGCATCGTAACAACAAGTAATCAAGTAATTTTTTACAATTTGAACACAATAAGGAACGGCAGTGGCAACAAACGATAATGAACGTGTATTTAACTTATCGGATGTGTTTCCAGTTGATAGGTTTACCGACGGATCAGAAGTAATTCTTGAGGCATTTAATCTTGTAAATGGTGCTCGTCAAATTGCATACAGTCATCCACTTGACGACTACACCAAAGTACGCAATTTGTTTGAGGCCGTAACTGGGGTTTCTTTGACGGTAGAACAGGCCATCCTATTTATGGTTTGCGTCAAGCTATCAAGACTACGCACAAATTTAGAAAAAAGTGATCTACACATGGACTCACTTGTTGATGCCATTGGTTATTTAGGGTGTTTGTCAATGGCAGTTACTCAAAAAGAAAGAACAAAACAAAATGGAAACACCCGACTGGATTCTTAAAGCACGTTGCCGAAAGTTACATGGAGACTTTTGGTTTCCACCGGAAGATGTTGATGATCAACAACCGTATTACGACATCGCTCGTACTGTCTGCGCGTCTTGCCCAGTATGGAGAAATTGTTTAGAACTAGGAACAAAAGAAATTTGGGGTATGTGGGGAGGACTTACGCCAAAGGAACGAATACCTTTACGCATTCCCACCAAAACAAAACATTTAGCAGAAACACAAACGTTTGTTCGGTTTAGACAAGGATCTAAAAACAAAAAATGTGCACAAGCCCATGAAGAAGCTTGTGACAGAACTTACGACCTATCGGTAATCCCCAAGGCGGGTCAAAACTACGACTTAGAAAAAGTTCATTTGACGTTGTTTCGGAACCTTGATACGGTAAAATAGATACCGGCTCGACCAAGGCAGTTTTGCATTGTTCGGGCCATTTTTATTAACCAAACAAAGGAGACAGCGTGTTCAAAATTCCCACGGTGCTTGCCCTGGCGGTCACCAACCTGGTGTTGGCAACGATCTATGGTGTAACTCAACCGACAGAATTCGAACAAGACGTTACAGAAACGGTTTCTACCACAATTGCTATTTCAGTGACCACACTGAACACCTCTACAACTACTACATCCACGACGATTCCCGACGACGAGTATGTCGGGAGTGAATTCCTGGAGCGATGCCCTAGGTGGGAGCCTTACTTTAAGAAATACGGCCTGCCCGTCAAAAAGTTTTCTTACATCGCCTGGAGGGAATCCCGGTGTCAAATCAAGTCAGTTAACGCCCGGTGGGATACCAACGGCAACATCGTCTGGACTCTCAATAAAGATGGGTCGTATGACTCCGGCCTGCTTCAGATCAACTCGACTTGGAAAACCGTTACCAAAAACATTTGCGGTGGCGGTATCGAGCTGTTGCTGACCCTTGATTGCAACCTGAAGGTTGCCAGGTACCTTTATGACAATGGCGGCCTTGGGCACTGGAAAGCCACATCGGGCTCGTAATCTGGGCTAGGCTGGGTCAATGCCAGCTACTACCTACTATTGCAGTAAGTGCTCACAAAAGATCATTCTCCACATAACGCCTTCCGAGCCTCCAATGCACCGCTGTGGTGGCAGTTCGCACAAGGATAAATGGCTACCATTGGCCCCGGTTGTCAAACGCGATAAGAAGACGTATCCTGACAACAAGGAAAACCAACATGGAAAAACAACCACTGAAACTTGACCAAACATGGGCAAACGCTTTGGTGTCCGAAGGGACTCTTCGAACGCCCGATTTAATCACTAAGTTTAGTGGGGTCTTGTTAAACTCAAACGAAAATAACAAAATCTTTTTTCACGACGTTCTTATTTATGATTGGGTCGATGTAATTAGTTTTCTTGATGCTGACGATTTGTCTGCTGAACAACTGCAGGATCAGCACGATTTTTTGCAGTACCTAACCTCAATTTTGGAAGTCATTGCCCCGGACGGCTGCTCGTTTACAACACTCGATGGCGACGGAGCCCAGTTTGGATTTTGGAGGAACAATGAGAAACGATGACGAACGAACCATCATCATTGAACGCGACAATCCTGAGTGGAGAAAGCAGGCAAGCTGTGCCAACCTTAACCCATCGTTTTTTATCGTTGAGCGCGGAGAAGACGTACGCCCGGCATTAAGTGTCTGCAAAACCTGCCCCGTAAAAGATCCCTGTCTTCAATACGCCATCGATAACAATGAGATTGGCGTCTGGGGAGGCACTACCGGAATACAGCGTAGAAAAATGAAACATTTGAGGTTGCAAAACAAAAAAACGCTGGTATCGTGACCATCATGGCAAAGTGGAATGAAAACAATTTTCGTGTTGAAGAAACACATACTCAGATCATCAACTCAGTTGTCAATTTACCGACTGTCGGTGTCGATGCGCGACTATGTGTCTCATTTATGGCTCGTGATCTTCGTTATGAATTTGAGAATAACGAACACCTGTCCACGTCGGAAATGCGCGAGTGGTGGCTGTCTCGCACCGATAAGGAAATCGAGCAAATTGGACACTACATACTTGCCGGGGATGACATCTGGCGAACAGTTTTTCAGGAATTGGCACACGGTATGGAATTCGTGCGTAAAGAGATTGAGGCCAATTCAGACGATCTGTATTGGGAGGGATCCTGATGACCAACACTGACATTGTCGTGGTAGCTTCATTGTTCACGGTACTTGCTGTTATGCTTTTTTTTCAGAAACCACAGAAATTTAGATAGGAGTCGATGTGTCACGAGTATTTTACGAATTTTTCGTACCTGGTGTCATTGTTGCTCTGGTAGTAGCAATGTTTACAATGGCCGTCAAAGCAGACAAATCTAAATACGACAGGAACTACAAATGATGACAACCAGAGACACTGCGGAGGATCAACATGGGTGCTGATTTCGATTTCTCAATCAATGAGCTTCAGGTAACTGAGCATCAAGCAAAAAAGAATGTGCAAACCTTGGTTGATGAGAAAAACTTTGAAGAAACTCTTCACATCCTGGAAACACAGTTCAATCTCTTTACACATCTTAAATACGATGTGATTCCTGAAGATGTAAGGATTTTTTTAATGAACTGTGTTGAAACCGTGTACGAAGAAGGTCGACGCGACGCAGGCAGATACCGCATGGCGGATGGCCGGGTGCTTGCCATCACTGGTGGTATGTCGTGGGGGGATAACCCAACGGACTCATACCAGGCTTTCAGTATCTGTGAAACTCTTGGCGTTACACTCAAAAATCTTGGAAAAAAACCCAACAAGAAACCCAAGAAGAAAGTCAGCCGGAAATAAACGTGGGCAGTCTTCAAATCTTAGAAATGCTTTCTTTGTATTTGCAACAGGTTGAAGAGGGCGTAAAAGACCCATCCCCCAGCCTGCGAGACATCATGCACTGGCATCTGACTGCAAACCATTACCCGCGAGTCGATGCCATGTTTTCACAACCGTGTCTAGACGCAGTTAATGCTGTTTGTAACGGACACGATCCAGAGTCGACCCTTATTGATTTGCCAAACGAATCAATGTATGAGAAGTTTCCCCAGCCGGTAACTGCTGAAGCTCTTATTCTTGCGTTTAATCTTGAGGTTTTTATTGATTCCCTGTCGACAGCCGACCAGGTCGAATGTGACGATGAACTTATTCAAATCCCAGCTGTATCGTCAAAGCATGAGGTGAACCTTATGGACAACCGTACAATGACAATCTCTCTGACCGATGATGGGATCATCTTCGATGTGTACGGGCGTGGAGATGACGACCCGTTTACTCGCGGAATGACTTATGAAGAATGGGCTGACTGGGTACAAGTGACTGACCCACGAAACAGCGAAACATTGTCACACGAAGAAAGGAAAGACTTGCGAGATGATTAAGATTATTTTTGAAAGTTTCGACCCGGACGAAGAGTTCAATGAGTTGGACTCGGACACGTTCGACCAATACATCGAGAGGGCCAGAAACTACCTTATTGATTCCATGCGCCTTCCATTATCCGATGGCGCGTGGACAAGCGACAAGTATGCTGACATGATCTACGACAAGGCTGAAGAAATGTTCCTGGAAGACTGTGATAACGGAGACACTTCACAAGTTCGCGTGGAGTACGATGACTTTGGCAGGTAGCGATCTCACTTACGAAGAGTTTATGGAAAAAGTAGAGCGCAACCACCAAATGCTCGGCTCTGAGTGGCGGTATGGGCAAACCTACCTCAACACCCTGTCCTCGATGCGCCCCTGGCTGGCAGACAAGATTCGAGGTACTATTCACGACCCATTTCACGGTGATCGCGTCAAAGACACCACGCACACTTACGTCAAGCAGCTTTGGAACGAGAACTGACTGCTCCTTGGTCAGTCGCCCGGAGGCTTTGCCCACCCCTATTGGGTTGTAGGGGGGTCAAGGCCTCCGGGTTGTCATTGTCACACCCATGCGCTATCGTGCGTAGTACCAATCATCAACCAAGGAGCACAACATGACCGACAAACCACTCAACATCACTGCAGACCGCAAGACATGGACAGGCAACACTCGCACCGGGGAGTCTGTTGACATCGCGGTTCACGACCTCGACCAAGATGACATCGGAGTCAACGTTCAAAATCATCGCCAGTTCAGCACGCTGGCAATCATCTTCGGAAACGTCAAACTGACTTGTTTCACCAAACCGGACACTCTTGTGAATGATGACGACCTGTGCACTGAAAATCTGCAAGTGATCGACACGCTCATCAACAAACTCATTGACGTTGAGCAAGCCATTCGCATCGAACTTCGTGAGCGTGCTCGCAACAAAGCCAAGGCTGACGCGACAAACCAACAAGCGCAGTTGACGAGCGTGGTCTGACATGACGCGACAAAATGATCTGCCCGACGCAGATCCCCTCAGCGTGCACATTTCCAAACTCATCAACCGCTTGATGGATGCCCAACGGTGTCACGACTGTGGAAAGCTTGTCCCAAACGGCATGGGTCATTATCCCAACCCTGCCAAGTACGTTCGCGTATGCTCAGCGTGCTTGCCCAACCACGACATCGTCAATGTTGCATCTGACTGACTAGCCCGGTACAGTAAAGGCACAACCAAGGAGAACACATGAACCACGAACCAATCGACCCACCAATCTGGGGGTCAGTCCTCACTAAAGAGCTTGTCGCCGGATGGAGTGACGACGAGATTCAAGCACTGTGCGTTGCGCTTGACGACGCTGTTATGAGCGTCATTCAAGATCACGAACACCAAAGGGGAAAGTAATGCACACTTACATTCTTCTTGCTGTAGAAGCGAACAGCGCAGACGATGTCACAGACGCTGTAGAACTGTTCAACCGTGATTTCGCATCATGGTCTGACTGGAGCGATGCGTTGGATGGTTCAGACAATGAACTTGGGTTGGCTGGAGTTCTGTGCTATGAAGACAATCCAAAGAAGTTTCTTGACACAGTTCAGGAGTACCAAGATGCGACCATGAAGGGCGTAATGTCCGACTTGAAATACGTCGGCAAATGCACTGTCTGGGAGTTGGCCATGCTCAAAGAAAACCGCATCTTCGGCGGTCTGGATCACCCAACAATGGTCGAAGCACCGGACAAGAAGGACAGCAGCGAGACATCACTGAACGTCTATCGGGCTCTCAACGTGCTCAACGTCATTGACGGACAGTTCATTGATGGGCAACATTTCTTCGACGTAGAAGCGCACACGCCCAACACGGATTGTCTGATGAAACGAATCCAGAAAAACCCCAGCCAACAATGGCTCATCATCTGGGATTACCACTTGTAATGACTTGGCACATCCTTCAATCATCACACTGGGCAAAGTGCACGCATCTCATTGACACGCGAACTGACGCTCAGTACGCATACGACAGCCTTCACGGTGCTCGATACGTTGACAGCAACGACCAAGGAGAGGTGTGGTTCGAACTGCCGGATGGCACGCCTGCTTGGCTGACATCCACAGATCTGGAGTTCGTGTGGCCTTATGACGACAGTTACTTGCGAACTGACAGCCCATCCCAGCGTTCCTACACATGGTCGCAGATCGCAGATCTGAACCACCAACGCCAAGTTGACACGTTCGGCTGGTGCAGTTGCGAAACCGATGAACCGCCGTACAATGATTGTCCTACACAGGAGAAACACAATGCCTGAGTTAGTTCATGTTCAGAAATACGTTTACACACTTGGCGAACTGGATGTGTCGGCGCGAAATAAAGCAGTCGACATTCTCATTGACCAAGCTTGGGAAACCTTGCCATCCGACTTGATTCACGAGATGTTGTGCGATGCGTTCTGTAAAAATGCTGGTCGTGATGACCTGCTTCACGATGCCGTTGAAAGCATGAAGAAACTTGGCATTCGAATCTCGTGGTCTGTTGCATACACGCAGAGCGATGGCGTAGAACTGGACGGCTGGTTGAGGCGCGAAGACCTGCCCGGTTTCACATGGCCTGACGGCATTGACGGCATCGAGGTCACTCGTGGTCGAGTCACGTCGAATGTCTACACCGACGAAGCCAACGAAAGAATCAACGCCGGGGTTGACAACTATTCGGTGGGTGACACGAAGTCAATGGACATGGTGAACGGTCTTCAAGACGACCTGTATTGGCACGCCCGGCACACCATTGACGACATGATGAAGGAATCAGAGGTCATTGCACATTACAACGCCCAGTTGTTTCCACGCAGGTTCACTGAAGACGGCAGGCTCGCCCCTGCCGAGTTCTGGGAGAAGGCTGACTACGTCGAGCCAGTAATCATCAAGTGGACTGAGCACGATGTTGCGTCACTTCTCAAGATTATGAAGGACAGTGCCCCGGATCTGGACACAGCCAGGGACATTCTTGCGAGGGTGGCAAGACACCTGACAGATCGTTCAATCGAGGCAGGCTGGCAGATTCTTGAAACACTCATTCCGCAAATCGCCAATGAAAGCTTCTCGAATGAAGAATCGTGACCGAGGTTGTAAATGTCACAAATGCCCCCTACACTCGTACCGGGCACACAAGTGTCCACCAACCAAGGAGACAACATGGTCAATGAAATCATGAGGAAACGCAAGATGGTCGCACAGCGTCTGTGCGATGCTCGAATCAAGCAGAACAAATCGCAAGGTGAGGTTGCGCGGAAAGCCGGGATTGATCGCAAGACGGTCAACCGCATCGAGAACAATCACTTCTCGCCCACGCTCGACACGCTGTTTCGCCTGTGCAAGGTTCTCAACATCAAACCCATTACACTGTTCACAGCCATCAAGTAATAAACCAACCAACAATCAAGGAGCACAACATGACAACCACTCAGAAACTCAAAGACACGGCAGTGCACATCGAATCGGTGCTCAACACCGAAATCGGTTTCTCAGAATCCAAGGCCGTGTTGCTGGCACTCAGCAACATCGACACCGAGGTGTCCTGGCAGGTTGCCAGTCGACACGGCGACGTGTACGAAATGCTGGAATCGAATGAAGCCAGCGAAACGGCTCGTGACTACGATGCCATTGGACTCATCACTTGCGGATGGGCTGCCCCAGTGCGTAACAATGAGCGTGACGACATTCCGCCGTCATGTCACCCTGACCGTCGCCGTGTTCGACTGTTCATCGTTGCTGACAACGAGAGCCGTCGCGTGTCGATCATCCGGTTTCAGGACAATGACGAAACGCAGGTTGATGACAGCACCGCAAAAGGCACTCTCGCAGATGCGCTCGCCAGTCTCTTCAAGGCAGGCAAGTGATGCCTAACCACTGCTCGAACTACCTGCTCGTCGCAACCACCGACGAATACCTTGTGCAACTGAAGGCATTCCACAAGCTTGTCTCAAGCCCGGTGTTGAAGACGCACTACGACATGGAAACCAAGCAGGAAACGAAGACTTGGGTGCAGGGATACTTCCTGTGCGACAACATCTTCCCCTGCCCAACCGAACTCACCGTAACCCCGGCAGTGTGGTACGGCGACGCGGACAAACAAGAAGCGCAACGCAAGATCGAAGAGGCCAACGTCGCCAAGTACGGTCACAAGGACTGGTACGACTGGTGCTCTTACAACTGGGGAACTAAGTGGGGTGACTACGACACCGTCTACATGGAGCACTTGGAAACCACCAATCTTCGGGCGTATCGCTACACCACAGCGTGGAGTCCGATGACTGAGGCTATTCACAAGTTCGCTCAGATGTTCCCGAATCTTCTGTTCGTCAACGCATACGAAGAAGGTGGCATGGGATTTCTCGGCGCGACAGCGTTCTACCGCGAGTCAATGTGGGAAGACGAAGGGGACTATCCCGAAGTCGATTGGGATGCAGACGACACCGGGTTCGAGAAGGTCGAGCAGAACATGAGCGTGTGTGCTCGCTCGGTCATCGACATGGCTCTCGATGACTCCTACTCGTGGCTCAGTGCGAAGACGTTCGCCCCATTCTTCAAGGTGCTGACATGAGCACCAAGAAGAAGAAGAAGAAGAAAGCATCCAATGAGCGCGTCGTAATCAACATCCACGACGGCAGTGTCACAGATCTGAATGGTTGTCTCATCGTGGAGTTGACCGACATGGTGGCCGAAGACGAGCTGTGGCTCGACTGGCTCGACTACTCCAGTGACGATGACGCAATCAAGTTCGCCAAGAAGTACGGCAAGCCCATTCGAATCATCGGTGGGGAATGGTCGGTGGAGTGATGGCAGTTCTGGTCTTCGTCGTTGCCACGTCGCTGTTTATGCTCTGGCTGACAATCAAGCACTAAGTCGAGTTGCAATAACGTACACCCACCCTGTAGTGTGCATGGCACTACCAACCGGGGGGAAACCCCCACAACCAAGGAGAAGCACAATGTCAAAGGAAACCCAAAAGTGGCTCAACACCATGACGCTCATCGGCAACGTTCTCAAGCGTGGTCGTGCGTGGCACTGGCGTGAAGCCGAGCAGGGCGACGAGCCGAACCACTACGACGGATTCATTCCGATGGATGACGTTCGACGCAGGCTCTTCGACTGGACTGCCGAAGAAACCCCGGTCTTCATCAAGACCGCGCAGGGCACGTTCCGCGAAATCGAAGACCGCAAGGCCGTCATTCACTCGACCACTGGCAAGGTGTTCAACGTCTTCAGCAACCGCTACAACGTGCACCAGTACGAACAGACGCTGTTGAAGAACCTCACCGAAATCATCGACTCGCACGATCTCGGCATCGACAGTGCCGGACTTCTGCGTGAGGGTGGCAAGGCGTGGGTTCAGATCTCAGTGCCGGAGAACATCTCCAGCAAGGCTGGCTTCGAGTTCCGCCCGACACTTCTGGCATCCACCGCACATGACGGTACGCTCGCAACGACGTATCGCCGGGTGATTCAGGCTGTGGTGTGCGATAACACACTGAACATGGCTCTCAACGAGCAGACTGACAGCGTTGTCAAGTTCCGTCACAACTCGGATGCATCGCTCGATGGTTCGCTTGCTCGAATCCGCGAGGCTCTGGAGATCATCTACCAGACCGCCGAGTCATTCCAGCAAGAACTCGATGCGTTGACTGCGTGGTCAGTCACGGACAAGCAGTTCACCAAGCTCGTTGAGCAGGTGTACCCAATCAGCCTGACCGACGACGGCTCGCAGAACGCGCAGAGTGCCAGCAAGCAGAATCCGAAGCGTGACGCTCTTCAGAGCCTGTGGCGTAATGACGAGCGTGTCACGCCTTGGAAGAACACCGCCCTCGGCGTGGTGCAGGCCTTCACCACTGCCAACCAGCACGTCTTCGGCAAGCAGGAGAGTCGCGCTCAGCGCAACTACAACCAACTGGTGAACGGTGCTCAGTTCCGTGAGGATGCCATCATCATCGAACGCCTGCGCGAAATCACCGAGGAAGAGCCGGAACTGGCAATGGCTTGATGCTCGCCGGGGAGATCTGTGGGTCTGCTCCCCGATGCATCCAAGGGGTCGCCCCATACCGGACATTTCACGCTCATTCGAGCCTTGGATGTCTCGGTGTGGGGCTTCTCCATGCTAGGCTGCCCTCATGACAGTCAAGACCGCCGTTCCTCTTCTTGAGCACCAGACTGAAGCGGTGCACTACGCACTGAAGAACCGTCGAGTCATCATTGGCGACGAGATGGGCGTGGGCAAGACCCCAGTCGCTATTGGCATCATCGCAACAGAGCTTCGACGTGAGAAGTCTGACGGCTGGAGAGTGCGTCCGTTTCTGGTGGTCGTGCCACCGTCGATGCGTCTTCAGTGGGAGCGTGAGTTCGCTCGATTCTGTCCCGACCTGACGACCCGGTTGCTTTCAGGCCGTTCACCAGTCGATGACCGACGACGTTCATGGGATGTCCCCAAGGCCGATGTGCTCATCATGGGCGACTCATCCATCGCCGGGTATGCCAAGTACCTCCGAGGGAAGATTCAAGGCATCGTTGTCGATGAGTGCCAGCGTCTGAAGAATCGCAAGGCTCAACGCTCGATGGGGGCAGTCGCTGTGGCATCGCAACTGGACATGAACGCGATTCGCGTCGTGATGTCCGGTACGCCCCTCATCAACAATCCGATTGAACTTGTACCCTCACTTCAGGTGATCGGCAGGCTCGAAGATTTTCGTGATGGTGCACAGTCCGGCTATGACTCATTCTTGAACCGTTACGCACCGCGCATCGACAGGTTCGGAACTCGTGGCACAGCGAATCTGCCCGAACTGCACAAGCGTCTGTGCGAGAACTTTATGATTCGCAGGCGACGGCAAGACGTGCTCGAACTGCCTGCGAAGGGTCGAATCACCAGCGTCGTGACGTTGACGCAACGAAGCATCGATGAGTACCAGCGAGCAGAGCGTGACTTGTTCGCATTCATCGAGAAGATGAAGGGCACGCCCTACGCCGAACGTGCGATGAGAGCAGAGGCAATCGTGAGGCTCAACACGCTTCGCTCGATTCTTGGGCAGGGCAAGATCGACGCAGTTGTCGCGTATGCGCTCCACCTGCTCGACCAAGACGAGCAGGTGTTCATCACTTGCGCTCACACGCTGGTGCTCAACGCTCTGGTCACCCGGCTGGGCAAGCACGTTCGAACGGTGAAGGTGTCCGGTGGCATGACCGACCACGAGAAGATGAAAGCAGTCGATGCGTTTCAGGATGGTGATGCCAAGGTGCTCGTGGGGAACATCGTCGCGTCGGGCGTAGGACTCACGCTGACATCTGGCCGACACCACGTCAGCGCAGAGTTGCCTTGGACATCCGCAGATCTCATGCAGTGCGAAGACCGACTGGCTCGTCATGGTCAGAAGCGTGAGGTTGTTTCGCACGTCTTGCTCGCTCAGCACATCGACCAGCAACCGTCGCTCGACTGGCGAATGTTCGCACTGCTCGACCAGAAGCTCGGCGTTGTCTCGCAGGTCTTGGATGGCAAGACCGAGATGCTGGTGACTGAGCAGAGCGAATCGGTGGCTTTCGGCGTTTTGCGCTCTTACGGCTGGAATGTCAGTCGAAACGCCTCATAGGAACGCTCCAGACGCACGAACCGACCCCACCCGGCGGTGATAGTACCCCCCTTGCCCCATCCGCTACGCTCGACTACGTCGAGCATCCGCCCGACCTGACCAAGGAGAAGACATGAAGAAGTACCAAGTGAAGATGACCGTCGAGGTTGATGTCGCGCTCATCATCGACGCACCAGACCAAGAGGTTGCGTGGGATGAAGCAGAACGGTGGTACGACCTGCCACAGTGCGTGAAGTTGTTGAGCCTCGACACAGGTTGGGCGAAGCCCTACGAAGTCAGCGAGTTCACCGACAACGAGTTCATCCCGATGAGTGCCGACGAAGTTCGTCAACACTTCGAATCCATCGAGAACGAGTTCTTGATGATCTCCGCCTCCGCAGGTACGACCATGTTTCCCGACTACCAACAACCCATCGGTGCATACGCCGATGTGCGCTGGCTCGACTCCGGCGAGGTGGTCAATCGATACTTCTCGTTCGGTGGCGTGCACTACGTTGGCGACGACCCGGCGTGCGATGAGTTCGGTGTGCCCGACGAGCGCATCTTCTTCTACGTCGACAACACGCAGGGCTTCGAGGCTCTGTTCTCGGAAGATAACGGGAACGACTTCGTGGTGCTCCCGGACACCGTCGAGTACGTCATTCGCCCCATCTCGGTGTGACCCTGCCACGCCCGACGAATGCCCCCCAGCACCGCCCCTTCCCCCCCGGTGCTGGGGTACTTGCATCTGTGCCATGAGTGTGCCTACAATGCCCTCGTGCTCATCCGAGCACCTTCAACCAAGGAGACAACATGACAACACAACCCACACCCACGAGCGACAGGGTGATCGCCCTGTCGCGTGACCGCATGGAGGAGCAGACGCTGATGAAAGCGTTGAACGATGTCCATGTGCACATCGAGGCATTGCGGAAAGTTCTCGACGCAACGTCGACGCTCTTCGTGGACTTCGAGAAGACGGTCACGGTTCGCCCGGACGGAAAGCACGTCGTGAACATCGACGATGTGAGCAACTACTCGACGACTGCCGAGTGGAGTGCGCGTCTGTTCGATGACTGCGTCGGCAAGTTGCGTGATGTTCTCACGACGTTCGTTGACCAGTGCGATGCCGTCGAGGTTCGCTTCGACGCAACCGAGTGCCCTCGGTGCGGAGAAGTCATGCCGAGCGTCGAGCGTCGTGGTGAGCACATCGGGGCAATCTCACGCCTCGACAACATGACCGAGATCTGCACGACGTGCGGAGGCGAGGAAGCGTTTGGCGGCCTCATGGCTGGATGGCATCGCCTGCTGTCGTCAGTCATCGAGGGTCGCTATCGCCACGCCCACCCGGAACTCTCGAATGTGAAGGGAGCCTGACATGGGAGACAGGGTCACATTCGTCTTCGCTGAGTCAGCGTCGACCGACACCCAACCGACGGACACCGTGCTGTGCCTCTACGCCCACTGGATTGGGTTTGAGCGTCACGAACGGCTTGCCTACGGCATCCACCAAGCACGCCCACGCTGGAAGGACTTCTCCTACGCCACTCGAATCTGCGTCTCGCAGATCATCGGTGACGAGTGGACGAGCGAGTACGGCTTCGGGCTGTACCCGGCACTCATGCGCGACGCGGGCGACCACCATTGGGATGACCGCTACCCATTGACGGTCTACTGGGGCAACGAGATGGTGCAGGACGGTGGCGACTTCATGCCGTTCATCGAGTACCTGCGTCAGCACCTCAGCACCGAACTGCTGGAGCAGTACGGCGTGTCAGCGCAAGACCGCGTCGATTCCGGCGAGGAGGCACTGCTGTCGCCGGAGGCGTATCTGTTGCCCGGAGCAGACAGCGAGGTGAGTCAATGAGCATCGTCCGAATCATCACGGTGAAGTGTGATCTGTGCGGTAGGGAAACCGAGGGCGACTGGACTGTGTCCGAGGCTCGTGAGACGGCACGCGACGACGGCTGGCGTCGCCGTCGCTCCACCGGGGCTGGCTTCGTTGGTTTCGACACGGCATGGCTCGACCTCTGCGATGCCTGTGTCGACCCCGAACCGATTCTCACGGAAGGAGACGCGCAGTGATCGTCCGAGAAGTCACCATCGTCACGGTGGGCTGTGACGTGTGCGGTGCGGAAACCGACGGCGACATCGCCACCACCCAGTCAGAGGCTCGCAGTAGGGCACGAGCGCAAGGCTGGATTCGTCGCCCCAAGCAGACGAACCCCT